CACATCCAAGAGCCAGCCAACTGGTTCACTGAACTTCTCTCGTCTCGACACATACAGACTGATAACCCCTGTGCAGCTCTCTGACCCCGTCACCGGACGCACTGGTCTGCTCGCACTCGCCAACCCCAACATCGCCAACCCCTACCTGTACGCAGTCAACTACAATGTGCTCAGAATCCAGAACGGATTGGGAAGCGTCTTGTATGCCAACTGAATTAAGTTTTGCATAAAGAATAGTTCCTATATTAAATTATGGAACTTCATAAGTGTGATTCCTGTGTTCGCAAACCTCAACATCTTTTCTATGATATATTTTAGAATGCCTTTATGGGTGTGGGTTATACTTTTCGCTATTGTATTTCTAATATCTTATGACAAACGCAGCGGTAATCTCCAGGAATTTTTTAGTGAAGATAAATTAGAGAAGAGTCAAAATGATGACTCGAGAAAGGCACAAAGCAGTGGCAATACCGATGAGTCAAGTTGAAGGGATCCCCCACTTTTTATTAGTGCACGATAGGCGCTACAAAGAGTGGACTTTCGTAACCGGCGGGTGTCGCCGACGCGAGATTCTCAACCCACTTCGGTGTGCAATCAGAGAACTCGAAGAAGAAACACGAGGAACGATCAACCTGAAGAGAGGCTCCTACGCCTACTTCAAGTTTTCGACCGATACACCAGAACCCAAGGACCTAGAAGACGGCGTGGATGTTATAAATCACTACCATGTCTACGTCTTTGACCTCCCAATGACTGCACAAGAACACAAACATATTGTTCAAAAATTCAAAGAGGAAAAGGAAAAAATGGAGGAAAATGTAGTACCCTTCAGAAAAAATTACGACGAAAATGATGAATGTGAATTCGACACACTTGAAGGGATTACAAACAGAAAAAACTTGTGGCCAATGATTCGAGCCCATGTCATCTCAAACCCTGAATTTATGTCTGCAATTCGAAACAAAAATAAAACACCATTCAACTTGCGTCTTTGACTTGAATTATTTTTGAAATAAAATTATAGAATGACGCCCAGCAAGATGTGGTATGCCGAAAAGTTGGCCAAACTACTGAATGACGGGACAACTGCAGAGGATTTGGCTGAAAAGCTCACCATCCGCAGATTGTGTTATGAAATTGAGAAACTCGAGGAGGAGGTGCCAGAGGCGCCAGAGGTGAAGGAGGAGGAGCCTCCTGTTCAAGAGGTGAAGGAGGAGGAGACCCCTGTTCAAAAGGTGAAGGAACAAAAAGCAAAGAGTTTTTGGGCCCGTGTTTCTCTTGAGACATCGTCAGATGAAGAGGACGAACCCAACTTAGAGAAGAAAAACGCTTAAAAAGTAATGGACACGTGGCTTGTCCCAAAAGCCCCAGGAACACATACCCTTATGGACGGGGGTATCTTGTTTGTCCTTGACGAAGACATGGACCATTTCTTTCATGTCTACATCGAAGAACTCAAAAAAACTAAATTATATGTCGTCGAACAAAAAACAGAAATTTTCAAATTCTTTGTCGACCTTGACTACAGAGCCCCTGAAAAATTGTCAGATGAATTACTGTTGAAAATTTGTAGATGTATTCATGACTCGATAGGGAGTCCAGGGAGGTGTTGTATAGCACGCGCGCAGCCGAGGCCTGAAAAGGGGCTGATCAAAAGCGGTGTGCACATTCATTGGCCGGACTGTAAAGTCACAAAGCAGCAAGCACTTACAAACCGCGCAAAGATACTTTTAGATCTTCCCCCCCTTGGAGATGTCATTTGGTCGCAGGTGATTGACTCGAGTGTGTATGGGGGGTCTGGCCTCCGTATGCTGTGGTCGCACAAAAAGCCATCGGGAGGGCCGTATGTTCCGTGGAGGACCCTCGATGGCGAAGAGTTTGCAAAGGAGCCGAATGTCGAGACTCTTTCATTGTTTTCGATTCGATGCGCCTCGAATGAAAAGAAAGTGGAGGAGGAGCTGAGCGCACCCGCGAGTGACACGATAGAGGAGTTTATACAGAGGTATCTTCCCGGGCAGAGGCGTACACAGGTGAAAAAGATTCAGCGAATGGAGGAGGGCGGAGATGCGTGGTACATCCAGAGCGACTCAAAGTACTGCGAACGGATACGGGAAGAGCACAAGTCGAACCATATATGGTTTTTGTTGAGCAAGGGGCGTGTGAGTCAGCGGTGCTTCAACGAAGAGTGCAAAAGCTTCGTTGGTTCAGAGCATATTCTTCCTCCGAGTATAGTAGATGAAGTCGTTACTGTTGGTAGTCCTCCTTCTAGCAGTTTTATGGATCTTATCACCGAAAGGAACCTACGGCCAGTTCCTGAAGTTCGAACAGGCGGTGCATCCCTACTCTGGGCTCGACCCAGTGAGCTGGCAACGCTTCCTCAATAACATGTCACTTTTCAGAAATAAATTAGATACAGACCTCGACCTCTCTGCAAAAGCCCTCTACACTGCTATAGAAAATGTGAGAGACATTGGCCTCGGTGTAAGGCACGCAGATGACACCGTGTATCAAGAAAAGTTGAATGAAATTGCGGGTGAACTAGGCTACGAAGGAGAACATGTGATAAATGAAATTGCACTTTCAAAGGGAATCTACTTCTTTCCAAAGTACTTAAACGAGACGATCCAGGAATACCCAGAGGATGCAGCAGGAACAAGCTTCGTCCCAGCCAGAGTCCGTTCCCACGGTCAGTGAAGTGCGAACCCGTAGTGGTCGCATTTCCAAGCCTCCTGTCCGCTACGAGCCAGTTGAACAAGTTGAGGATGATTACGATGCAGACGACTACGACACAGATGAGCCAGATTCTGATGATGACGACGATGATGAAGAGTCGGATGACGAGTATGAGGATGATGAAGATGATGCAGATGAATATGGAAACTTAGATGGATTTGTTGTTCCAGATAAAAACGAGAGTAGTGATGATGACAATGGACGACCGTTCCCCGCCTCCATTTCTGTCGTCAAAAAGCGCAGAACCTGAAACACCAGCGAACGAATGGCCATCTTCCCAACAGACTCAACAGTTTCCTGTATTTAGACAACAACAACCAACTGAGAACCAAATTGACAAGCTCAAGAACAACCCCGTCATTCTAGGGATTCTTATTGGGATTGTGATTGGAATTTTATTGACAAATATGAGGCCATTGATTATAAATCCACCTAAATAATAGGATACAAATCGGCACTCCCTGATTGCGAGTCATTTCCTACAAAGTTTCCGATTGGCCCTGTTCTATTTTTTGAAAGATCTTCTTGTAAAAAGCCGACCCAGGGGTTTTCGCGCACTTGTGATTGGGGCTCCATATCGCGAAACACATCAAACTGGTTATCATACGCGTGGACAGGTTGGGATACCCGCGGGGGACAACTTGTTTTTATACTCTTAATTGATAACCAGATGAGATATATTACAACTGCACACCCAAATAGTGTAATAATCAGCATTACTATTCTTTATAAATATTTTTAATTTAGGCCTGCTCGTCTCCCTTGGTCTCGGTACCGGCGTCCTCGTTGATGCTGTCGAGGACCTTTTGAACCTTGGCTTCCGTCTCGATGCGGCGCTCCTCGATAATTTGAGCCACCTTGTCATCTGCCATCTTGACGAGCTCCTCGATTGGCTTGTCGGGGAACTCCTTTTTGAGGTCCTCCAAGATCTCGGCGGGGTGTGGGATGGGTGGAACATCTGGCTTGTTGTAATACTTGGAATTCTCGTCAGCGGGGTCAATGTAGGGGAAGTCTCCGTCCATGGGCTTGGCCATCGCGTCGCGCTTGCGTTTCTCGAACATTGCCGAAGCTGCAGCTTGATTCTCCTTGTACTTGGTCATAATCTCCTCCAACTTCTCGTTCTGGTAGTGCACATCGTCAATCTGGCTACGATCTGGAGGAATCAGGAGCCACTTGTACATGTCCACGACATAAATGTCAACAAGTGCATCCTCCTTCTGAAGACGCTTGGCGTGACTCGCCGCCTCGTCACGAGACGCGAAACATCCGCGAATCTTCAGACCCAGCTTCTCATTCTTCTGAGGCAGGTCAGGCCCGACAAACGAAATGCACGCAAACA